CCGGTTTGGCTCCACTGTGCGCAGGAAGCTGCACGAATTTTACGGACTTTTTCTGAAGAAGGTGTATAAGAAGATATTCTACCAAAAGAAAGAAAACTCATGTGAGGCTTTTTGGCGGTAAAAGTGACATGCATAGTGGCTATCAAACAGCATGACCGATAGCTGAGAATACATGACAGTTCTATGCTAAAATGACAACTGAAGAGATATTTGTATCACTCCGTGATGCTCTGGCTGCGCAAGGATACCTAGTGGATAATATTCGCGGACCAGATGCAGACAGTTGGAACCCGCTGTACCGCAACTGCCTGTGTAATTTTCTTATAGAAGAAGTTATAGAAGAAGAATACGTTATTCGTGTGATAAATTCTTGGAGAGCAGTTGTTTATCCTGATGGATCAGTTATATCTTGTATACCGCCCAATCTAGTTGATATTGTCAGACACTGGTCAGCTGGGTTCACTCAGGCCGGTTAGAGGGGGGTAAAGTTGATGGGTTATGGTATGTATGTACTGGGTTTTTGATGACAAGGATGAACGACGACTCTTGCCTTCCAGATGGATGTGAACCCGATGCACTCTTTAATGCAATCGATCAGATTTCCTACGATTTTCTACTGATTCCAATTTCTCCAGACCATGATGGGGCTAGTTGGCGCACTATAGCATGGCGCTACATCCACTTTCTTAATGGCCTCCAAACCTGGCAAAGCCGTGCCCCTGCAGTGGATGCCCTCCTGCGATTTCTATGCGGTATTGAAAACCGTTCAGCCGATCTAACAGAACTCTTGATCCGTAAACTATCAGCTCTTATTGAAGAATCACTTGTTCCTCTACCGATATGTCAGGCTCTCTACGAGTCTATTACTGAGCAATCCACCTTAGCAGAGAGTATTCCCCGTGCATCTTCGCCTTGTATCGGCGACTAAAGTTGACTGGGTCTAGGTTGCGGGTTTTTGATACAACACGTACTATAGATATAAGACAAACTCTAGTAAACAATATGAAGTGCTCTATTTGCCAGGTTGAAGGCCATACCGCTGCCAACAAGAAGTTTCATCCCCACATGGTAGCCTCCTCTGCACCTGATGTAGTAGCCTCCTCTGCACCTGATGTAGTAGCCTCCTCTGCACCTGATGTAGTAGCCTCCTCTGCACCTGATGTAGTAGCCTCCTCTTCCAATGCTGCCCCTCCACCAACATATTCTAACTATCTCTGCAACCGCACGCAAGATTTTCTGAAAGACAACGATAAAGAGATTATTGCTGCTGCAAAACGGAAAGATTCCGATCTAATAAAAAGGATTGAAAACTTTCGCAGAGACAAGCTAACACTAGAAGAACAGACAACTCAGACTGTAGAGAGTATTCTACATGATGTATGTACGAATACTATCATTCGTGCACACTTCCGCAAGGATCCAACACGTCAGTCCATTCATGAGATAACTCAGATTGAATGGATTAGTAAGAACTTGTATCCAGATGCAAAGAAACTCCCTTCAGATCATGGAGGGATTTATTTCTGCAAGAATGCAATGTGCTCTATTTTCCCACGTCCTGTAGATGCTACAAAGACAATAGATATCCATTCACCATCTTCAAAGATGTACGGTATACTAAAATACAGCACAACCGCGGGTGGAGCACAAGATAATCAGTTCCGCGATGTTAAGCACTTTATCCATCAAATAATCGGATACTTTGCGGAAAATCTTTCCGCCGAAGAGACCTTCGTGTGTTATCTTGATGGACCATACTACACTGACAAAAAAAGAAAGGAACTCATTGGTATGATCCCTGATCACTTACAGACAAAGATTTGCATTGCATCTGTAGAAGAAATTAAGATCGCTGCTGAATAATATGCAGAACAATGCGATATGCCAGTTCAAAGGGGATACGCTTGCGCGCGTACTCTTTTGACTCTCTGAATTGTGGAAGGAATAGACTCCAGTATTCGCCACGTTTTTGCTCAATAAACGTGTTGAATGCCTCACAGATCGCAATCTGATCCGCTTCTGTCAAACGGATTCCTGTAAGTCGAAGCGTTGCATAGGTCCGACTACAATCCTTTGCAGGATAGATGTAGTCCTTTTTGTAGCTTAAGCAGATGCGCCCATCTGCAGTTCCGCTATCCAAAGCATTTAGCGTCATGAATGTCTGCTGTTCACCCTCCTTAAGGGGATTTCCTTCAACATGGCGGCGAACGCTAATCGTGTCAGGAGTGCTCAGATCATAGATGTCTCCACCAATAATCCAGTCATTGGCAGCCGACATGCGGAAAATCTTTGATTGGCCGCTTGGAAATATCCGCCACTCCACATCCTGATGGTCCATAAGGGTAGGGGAACGTTCAAAGGAGAATGCCACGATAGTCGTCGTAGTATCATCGAACACTGTCTCCTCAAAGTACTTGACCAGAGTTATACGGAACCTCCGCATGAAGTCTCTGCGACAGCGCCCATCCAGGTCGCGGGGAGAAAAGAAGAAGCCCGCCGGTATAATGAAGAGACCACCACACGCATTTCCTTGACTAACAACGCTATTAATAAAGCACTTGTAGAGGTCATTTGTATCGTACATGTCATAGATGTCTTTCTTAGCCGACTTATTACGGGCAAGATAGGGCGGGTTGGTTATGATCCAGGAATCGGCATAGTTAGGTGGAGACTTCAGTGTATCGCGCTGTTGGATACCGTCTCTTTTGGGTTCGATATCGTAGGCTTCTACAGGAAGAGTGCAGCCGGTCTTGGAGATCCAGTCCAGAAGATCGCCCTTGCCTGCAAAGGGTTCCGCAATGCAACGGGCGGTCGCAGGTGGAGGCGCAAAGCCCGTTAGGATATAGTCAGAACGGGTTGTATAGAATTGGCCGCGATCTTTCTTAGTTTGTTGAGAAGCAACGGCGTGGATCATCTGAATAAGGTCTTCCTTATTCTTGCCGCTGTATTTTTTGACCCCCTTTTCCTTACAGATGGCAATCAGCTCCTGTTTTGTCATTGAATCCATCGTACACTGGTCTCTGGTGTATCCGGTTGGTGTGTCATTTTTGGCTGGCTACGGGTGTGAAAAATTGACGGCAGCTGGTGCCATGACTGAAGGTCAGTCAGAAACTGATGCTATAAGATAATCATTCGTTTCTTTCTATACTGTTAAAATGTCATACTCTGAATTCTCTACTCTTATGAATAAGGTTGGTGTTGCCAAGGGAAAGGAATACTTGAGTCGCTGGATAGCTGAACAGGACTCTGTAGTGGTTGAGGTCAAGAATCCTGCGGCGACTCAACTTACGGAGTTTCCTATTGCGAAACATCCTGCCTTCAACACTAAGCCTGTAACCAAGCCACCCCGTCGCCTCTCTCCTCTTTACGATCCAGAGTTGGGTGAGACGATCTATCCTGTGGATACCATGCTCCGCGATCCACAATTGAATGCTGCATACCGTAATTCCTCCGTTCTCTTCGCTGCATTGGCTCGTGATTGTGCTCCTCTATTCATGAGAGAGGGGGCCACTATCCGCCGTGCTTCTGTTAAGTAGATGGCCTCTGCAAAAAACCAACACCCCAAAAAAGAACAACCCGATTTTTGGCCGCGAAAAAGTTGACAACATGGCATGACGGATAAGGCTTATCGATCAGAATTCTACAAACGACGATAGAATTCTAAACTAAGAAAGAATGAACGGAGATATGACCAGTTATGACTGGCATGATAATGCTAATGAAGAGACCTCTTGCGATGAAGACTGCTACTGTACCTATGATATGGATGGGTCTGTAGAGGAGTGGTGTGATGAGTGTATGTTTGGATCTAGAAGGGCCGCCTATTACAGAGAACGGGAATCTGCACAACAGAATAAAATGGAGCGTCAGGAAGAAATAAAGGATACTCTCATAACGAACGAACTTGTCTATCGTGTTCGGTGTATTGAAGAGGAAGAGGATCTAGAGAATAAGTTGGAGACCATCCAGTCTATGCTGCGCTATCTGTGGGACAAACAGAGTTATCTCAGTAGTCATGATGGTCTCCTAACCATTGTGCGCCAGAAATGCGATGAATGGATGAATGATTCCTCTGCGGATAGCATTCAAGGTACTATTCTCATGACATTGGAGATCTTATCGCACTGCTGAAGATCAAAAAGAGTGGGTGGTGGGGATCACTCTTTTTGACGTTTCAGTCGTCGTAAACTCCTCCTTACAACCGGTCAAAAGTTGACAACTGGCCACGGTTTGTGGTTTAGGTAGCACGACAATATATCTGAACTTATAAGACAAAGATCAGAAATGTGCGAATACGACTCTTACGATAACGATGATAGTTGGTGCGGGGCCAACTATGATCCTGACAATGACTACAGTGAGTTATACGATCCCTCTGTAGACTATCGTCTCTGTGATTGCTCCTGTACAGAAGATGAAGCTGGTGAGTCCGTCTGGATTACCTGTGGAATCTGTTGTCTTCTTCAGAAGCACCACACTGTCGCCTCCTTTCCTAAGGAGGTTGCATATATTCAGACGGCGATCGCTAGGTTTCAAGGCACACAGAATGCGGAACATCGGACTTATATTGCCCGTGCTCTACTCCGCTACTGTGTGAATGAGGCGGCAGATCTGTTGGCATCTAGTTTGATCTGCCGTGATCTGGTGCGGGCCAAGTGTGATGAGCTGGAGGAGGGGACATTGGGATCGACATTGGTAGTGGAAATTGCTGCTGCACGGGCTGCAGTGGAACAAAAAGAGATTAACGCGTTCAAGTTGATTCTTTAACTAAACGGATCACTTCCTGCATGGCTAGGATGGTACTGAGAATTGGAACTGCATCTGGATCGCGTTCCCAGAAGAGACAGCGTTCAAGAATAATTGCAGTAAAGTCAGGATGGCTGCGGAGATAGTCGGGTTGCGACATTAGATAGCGAAGGAGTTTTTGGATTTCGCGACACTTGCCTTCTTGGGTGCAGCAGAGTATCGCATTGGCTATATGGAGTTGGATAATTTCGGTTACTGATGTCATCGTGGCGTCGTGCTGTTTTGGCTGTTTATTTGGTTGGGAGTCAAATTTTTAAAGGCGCTGACCAAAAAGGTTTTTATTCTTTTTCCTTTACCCTTTTTCTCTTTGTTAACTCACGACTAATCGTTATCTTTGTTAACCGATGATTAATCATCATCCTTAGGGAATTCGTCTGCTTCAATCCGGTCAATCACAGTATGGGCTGTATGACACTTGGCCCAGGCAACCAACATGGAAGTTTGCTTGTTCTCTTCAAACGCTGCACGGACCTTTTCCCAGTCCTCCACTGTCCAGTCCTTACCATCTAGATGTGGGTATGGCTGTGCCAGAACCCATGCATCACGAAGGCGTCGCATGTTATCCACGATCGGCGTCTCATCCTTCTCAAAGAAGGTTACTCTCCAAATTATTACGGTCATCTTGTCTTATAGATAACTGTTATGACTGTTTTTGGGATCAGTATGGAGCAGGGCCGTCAAGTTTTTGCTGGGGCCAAAATCACCACAGCCGATGACCTTGGATCTATACATGTTTTTACACAGGAATAATTGCCTTCAACCAGTCCTTCGCTGCATCATATGACATCTCATTTGCGGTTGCAAGACGACTGATGAGCTTAATAGCGGCCTTTTTGTTTTCTGGTTTACCAGTGCCTTGGAGTTCGGTCATGATCATGCGGACATCGTCATCCGTAAGAGCCGCGTCGCCAATTGCTTCTTTATACTTTGCAACACGTTGTTGCTCTCCTGCAGAAGCAGCTTGATCCGGCATGAAAAGGTCCTCTAGTTCACGTTCATAACATGCCTTTTCTGTTTGTTGTTTAATGAGTATTGCCACGTTTTTTTCCAATTCTTTCACTTTCTTTTTATAATCCTCAAGGGTACGAATTAAACTTTCAAATATTTCTTTACCCTCCTGACGATTATTTGTCCTTCCCACCCCTTGCTTATAGTAGTCCTCATTTATAAAGGACGCAGTTTCAAGAACAACGGAATGTATTTCTGCTGGTATAGTTGACAGAGTGTTTAAATATGTAATTCTATCATCAAGAAGTTTTGTATCGGATAAAATCATTCTCTTAACATTACAGCTAACTTTAACACTCATCTTGTCGTCGTTGTGTGCGTACAGTCATTTACTGTCACGGTGTCAAGTTTAGCGCTGCCCTAAAGCCGCTGCTCCAAGTAAGGGAAATGAGTGATGGAACTGTTATGGAACTCCTAAGTCGCGGCAAACAGGATGCCTACTTTATCCAAGGGGCCCAGCGCACATGGTTCGGTGCCGACTATAGTCGGCGTTCTGCCTCTGCCCGTGAGATTCGTATCATGCATACCGAAAATCCGCCCGTTTGGGGCCGCTACGTAGATATTGAACTCCCCCGCACAGGTGACATTCTTATGAGTGCTGATATCCGTATTCAGATGCCCACCTGGTTGCCACCGGCTATCGTGGCTCTGAATCGCAGAGATCGTGTTGACATTGACAGCCAAACACCTGGACTCGTAGCCCGCTATGGATGGACCAACGGCCTGGCCAACTATCTGATTAAGCGCTGGGCTCTCTATGCTGATAACCTCATGCTTCTGGAGGGCTGGGGAGCCTTCAACTCCTGGTTTCCCGATATGGAGACAACCCACTTCCATGCACCACTGATACATAGTGCAACGGGAACGCATGATGGGTCCGACCGTTCCATACAGAGGGCCTCAACCCTTCCCGAACTAGTCTTCCGTGTACCGATCATGGGCTGTCAGAATGAGCGTGATGTCGGTCTTCCTCTTTGTGCACTGAGAGGACAACGACTCTATTTGCGCCTGTGGATGGCTGACAAAACGGAACTAGTAGAGAGCACCGTTTTGACCGCTGGAGCCGGATCTAGTGGTGTACCACAAGATGTAAGTGGCCTGCCAGTCTATGAACTCTGTCCTGCACCATGGGGTCGTCGACGTATCTATGTCAATGGTGTAGACTCTGGGGAACGAACGTTGTTGGAACGCGAAGTGGGTCCGCCCACTGTATATGGTCGCTTCGCCGTGCTTCATGTGGATGAAGAGTTACGCGGGGCGTTGGCAAGTAAACCCCAACAGATTTTGTTCAAACAGCAGCATCGTGAGGACTTCGTGATTTCTGATCGTGAATGGAATCCTGCAAGTCGCTATCATCGTCGCCTGAGCATTCATGGGTTCTTCCAGGCACTTTTCCTGGGCTTTATCAGCACAGCGCGACGCAAACAGAATAAGTATCGCGATATCACGCCACCAGGTGGCGGTGAATGGCTGGTAGATCTAGCACTCTCCGTCAATGGTCAGGAACGCATCGACTTTTGGCCACCCAAAAAATTCCAGGAGCTGGCTAATAATACACAGTTGGCGCGGGATGTGGAGGTAGATCTCTACTATCTTATTTTTGGCGTCAATCCCGATGGTGAACCGGCTGGAACATGTAATCTGTCCCGTACTCAGAAGGCCACTCTTCTCCTCCAACTTAATGATGTGCCTGTAGACCCCGCAGAGGCTTCGAATCAGGCCGATGCAACACTCATGGGACTCTCTTGGAATGTCTTTGATATACGGGGCGGCCAAGGGCGGCTGCGGTTTGTGGATTAAGTCTAAGGATCGATATAGAGAGAATAACAATGTTTGTGCAACCTATTGGAGGACTCTGTAATCGATTGCGCGTTATAGTGTCCTATCTGTTGGTGGCCCGTCTCAAAAAAGAACGACTTGTCGTTTGCTGGATGCCCCACCCTGCCTGTCCAACACTTTTTAGAGACCTCTTTATTACACCTACAGCGACCGATCTGGAAATTCACGAACCGGCGCTGGGTCCAAAGGGATGTCCAACTACATGCTATCCACATACTGAAGCCCCGCCAGAACGGGAATGGCTGTCGACTATTATGGAGGTGTTGGTACCTATACCACCTCTGCAGGTACGTATCGACGAACTGCTGACCGCCCTAGGACCGGACTTTACTGCTGTCCATATTCGCCGCACGGATCACAATAGCAACTATGACAAAGATACTGACTATGTAGCGTTTGGGTTAGGGGGAAAAGGTCCAGTGTTTGCTGCAACCGATAATATTCAGAGTATGATCACCCTGCGACGTGGTTTAGGAGACCGTTTGGTCTATGGAGGTAAATTCGCTAAGGCCGGCATTCGCATGACCGCCGTGAGCGACGCAGTTGTTGATCTGTGGACTTCTGCAAGAGCTAGTCGTTTCAAGGGAACATATTACAGCAGTTTTAGTGATTGGATTGAGATGATGAGGGTTGGTATGGGCTCTGGTCCTGCAGGAGATCTTTCACCATAGGTGTTTAGTGGTATCCTAACACAGATCTCACAGTGGTCGTCATCTGCTGATAGTTACGTGTCAAATAATCATTCCACCCATCTCCTTCGTACGACATCAGAAAGAGAGATACAAAGGAGAGGAGCACGCCCAGTAGTTTCAGTGGAGACAGCTTTTCGGCAAAAAAGAAAAGACCAATAATTGTCACCACAATATCACTGGTCATATCCCATGCTAGATTCATGATTGTCAGAGATTCCTTTTCAAGGGCTTTGAGAAACAGGAGTGGGCTGGCGCCATAGAGTGCCATGGGAATAAGAATGAGCCACTTATTCCAGCCGGTACTGACACCCTTAATGATCGGTAGGGCAATAGAGTCTATTGTACCGAAGGCTAGACCATATTCTAGTGTGCGCCAATTAACGCCCGACATCTATAGAATGCGACGTTTTGGTAACCGCTATACTGCCAATGGGTCACAGAGTAGTCGGATTCAGCAACAGCGGTGGAGAGCACTGGCCGGAGCACAGGGTACACCGAATGGGAATACTGACCAGCGGCTAGGGTCTGGTTCCGTAGTGGCACGTACGTTTTATTGCCCGTGCCCTCTTCCACCTGAGCCCCTACCAGTTCCATCAGTATCTGACCTGTTTTGGGCACGGTTTGGTATCCCATCTAATCCACGCTGGCTAACAACCGACACAGATGACCGATGTATTGTGGCTGGTCATATTGTAGGAGGGGCAATAACCTTTGTGGATACCAGCGGTGCAACTCAGGGTACACAGACACATACAAGTCCCTCTGCTGCATTTGTTGCTGTTTATGAACCTAACGGTGTCTTGGCGTGGTCTGCACGCATAGAGTCCACTAGTATTCTTGTATACCAGGCAGTTGCTGATAGTAATGGGAATATTACAGTGCTGGGATTTTTCTACAATACCGATGGGATCCCTGAGACTGTAATCGCATGGGCTGCTGATGGAATTACTACCATGTCGCGAACAGGGTACGATGGGGCCAATCTGTTTTTAGTTCAGTACAGCCCTACCGGTACGATTCGATGGATGGCACGTTTATCTCTTCCTACTGATCCAAATAATCAAGAACTGGAGGGATCCTATATGCGTGTACTTAATGGCACCGATATTGTAATTGCGGGTTATTATTCTGTTGCTAGCGTTGATTCAGCACTGGAAGTCTATGATGCATCGGAGGTGTCAACTCTTCTACCGATAACCGCGGGTGATAGATTTCTGTTTTTGGTTCGCTATTCCCAACTGGGTGCAGTCGTATTTGCAACATCGGTCGCCACGCCTCCAAACAATGAAACTCTTACACCAACCGGGTTAGATATTGTGGGTTCTACAATTATGGTCACAGGATACGGTCAATACACGACGGCTACAGCAGGTGGAACTATAACTCTAAATGGCGCAGGTCCAAGCAACGTTGACTTTACATTTGGATTTACGACAGTGGGTGTTCCATTGTGGGGGCGCTATGTAGATCCTACAACGGGTTCATATCTAGGGGCGCCCTATTCAAGGACGCGGGATCAGTCTGCATTTACCGGCATAACAACGGCATCCCCTATTCACTTTCGGGATGAAGCGGATAATTCTTTGTTAACCCCTATTCCAACAACATCACCCACCACTATCTATTTAGCGATGCTAACTGCGGCAACCGGCGCACATCAATGGGCCACGAAGATTGATGGAACGATCGGTAATAACTATCCATTGGGTATTGTTCAGCGTGTGGATGGGACAATATTCATGATAATTCAGCAGTTTTCGGACTCCATGTACTTTTACAATGCACCAGGAACAGGTGGACCTATAACAACGGCATCCAAACCAGTGGGCCCACCGACACAGATGATTACGATATGCGCCTTTTCTCCTGCGGGTATCTTTCTTTGGGCACGCACATGTAGTACAGGCAGTGCATTTGATATAGCGCGGATTAGTCTAGATATTGATGGGAATCCACTTGTTTTTTTTACGTTTGATACAGTTGCACAATTTTATGCGGACGAAAGTTCAACTGCCGTGGTGCGAACAGTTATGGGGGAAGGGTTTTTTGACAACATTATGGCAAAATATTCGGCAGCGGGGACACTGCTGTGGGCAGGTCATGTGGGAACAATTGAATCGGAATCTGTGAGATGGATGGAATCCACTCAAACAGGCGGGGCATATACATTAACATGGAATGCTGCACACCCTGTTAACATTGTTGATGCAAATGACGTGGCGCGGTTTACGTATCCAAATTCTTCCGTATCCTATACATTGGTCCGCTGGTCAGCCAATGGTGTGTAACCAAAAGTAGTGGTTCTGATAGTGGTGGTTGATTCTAGCATCATCTAATACAATGAGTGCTTGTTGCGACGATGAATGTCACCCAAGTGGGCATTGTGCTCCCCATTGTCGGCAGGGGGCTCATTATCTTCGTTATCGCTCATGTATTCATTATCACCGAAGTCCTCCTCTGGGCCATCGTAGTCTTCGATTCCATCATCAAAGCAGCGATTTCCAATGAGAGTGCGACGACGGTGGGCTGCCGCTGCTGCGGAAAGACCTGTAGGGACCCAGTTAGAAGAGAATGATTCTGCTGCAGCAGCCTCGGCAGCTAGGGCACGCATCTCTTCCACTTCTTTTTCGCGGGCAGCCATGGCTGCAACCTTGTCGCGGAAGTTGGTTGCAAACTTGGAGGGTGTTGCGACGGTATTGGATCCAAGACTAGGATAGGAGGTCTCAGAATTTAGGGCAAGAGCGTCACGATCCTTAGCAGCAGCAGCTTCACGCTTGGCCTTGACTTCACGGGCCTCACGTGCCTTGATTGCTGCATCAGCCTCCATGTTGGCACGCTCTTGCTCACGGCGCTTATTAGTACGGTCATCATCCATGCCGCTACCAAAGGCAGATGGCATTTGACGGGGTTGCGCAGAGGAGCGGGACCCCCAGGTTTGGGTGGCTGCGCTGCCGCCGCTGCGAATAGTAGTCCAATCGTTGGTGTTCATTGTATCTGTTTGTCTGATAGTCTTATGTCAGTCGTGGTTGACCTGCATGGTGGGTCAGCGACCCCTGTCAATTTTTATGTAGGCATGCCCTATACACTACGCAAACAGAATCTGTACTGGGCCTGCTGCGACCTATGCAGAAAGACACGTCGCGCACCTAAAGGCCGCCGTCGGTAGGACCCCAGACCAAATGGCCGGTGTCCCTGAATTTCGTGATCTGCCTAACACTCCTCTGGTATCACTGCTGCGCGGCCGCTACAATCGTGAATCGCTGCGATCTGCTATCGACGGTCTGGTTGTTAGCGACCTCCTCATGATGACTGAGGACTCCTTTGTAGGTGCCCTGAAACCAAAAGATCAGTTAATCGCCAGAGCCTGGTGGCGCAGTATTCTATTAGATGTGCGCAGTGCCTATATGGAATTCGATAACCTGAAGGATTCGCGGGGCGTTATTGAGATCGCAGTAAAGAAGCTCCAAAGGCTGGTTGGCGATACCGTCTACCCTTACTAACTGCAATGCCCTGAATCCAATCGCGATGTTCCAGTACCTCCTCTCTAATGGGAATAGGTACAGGGACTTTTGGGGCCGTGGCTGAAACGCCACAACCATGACTCTTCTGCTGCTCTTGTTTGGACCATTCATCGGGTATATCATCGGGAAAATATGTATCCATGAACTCTTCATACACGTCATCATCTGGAAATACAAGACAGTCATTTTCTGTATCTTCAACAGCACCGGCATCTTTTATAGTTTCGCGCCACCATCGACAGCCTTCAGTCAGAAGTGGCAGCGGTTCACGCAGATCTGGTACATTCGTGAAACGGGTATCCAGAGATCCACGGGTTGTTTGCTTGTGGAGAGCATCGATTGGAATTGCATAAATACGGGCAGCACGGCGACCAATAACGGTATTCCATGCTGTCCAATCCCGTGCATAGTGTCCCACACCGACTGGTGCGGGTGGATTTATCATAGCTTCGCGCTTCGCTGTGGAACAGCACAGCAACATCACTGCAGAGACCTGATGGAGAATTTGGCTGGTGGGGTGGGGGGTGGCCGCGCCCTGAAGAAGGTGAATGGCATCGGCTGTCGCTGGTCCACCACGACTAGCGATTCGTAGAGCAGACCAAACCGCATCGGCACTAATCGGCTGTTGGGCTACCTGCAGAAGCCAAACGGCATCCTGAATCGCACCCTGGCGACATGCCGAATCTAGCGATATCCACCACTGGACCGCATCGCTCGGACTTATCAACTCCGCAGGATCCAGGGAGGCTACAAAGGTCGCAGACCGTTCTTTTCTACGATTGATGGCACGTTGTCCCTGTGGCGGCGGGGCCGTGCGTTTTCGTTCTGTTATGGTTGCAGTCTTAGCCAACATGTGTTCGGCATGACATGTGCCAGTAGCACGACCGGCTTCCATAGTACGGAGTACTAATCGGATCCAGTCATCATCTGTAGTCGGTTTGAATGTTGCAATGGTCGGATCAAAACCGCCACCCGTGCGCAACCAAATATCGCGAATAGTGGTCAGTGCCAGCTCCTCTTCGCCCGAAACGATTAGTTCCCATGTCCAGAAAACAGCGCGACCATACCAGTTTCGAAGGCATAGCTGCAGAGCAGATACGACTTCGTCGAGTTCATAGAGGTGTCTTGTTAGAGGCATTTTATCATCGTATGGGTTTGGTGTATGGGTTTCACCAGGGGGGGGTCATATTTTTTAGCCAGTACGGGCTACATAAACTGGTTCTGATGAAGAAGCATCTGCATCCCAGACTTTTACATAAAATGTTCCCCAACTGTTGCCGGGAGAGCCGCCGACACCCTCAGAGGGAAGACCGCGTACTCGCTGAACACGCCGGTAAATTGCAATATGATTGAAGCTGTCATCGGTTATTGTAAACTGCTGCCCCATATCTTTTAGCAACTCTCCCTGATATAGTCCTGGATACAGGTAGCCACTGGGGTCATTGTATGCAGCATCGAATTCAGTTTCTGTTAGTATAGGACCAGGATAGCTGGGGAGCTGAATGGTTGCATCGTAGCGGAATGATGTGGGTCCTCCACCTCCTCTGCCTTCAAAGTATTCTGCAATAGCAATAAAGTATTTGATGCGCGCCGGAATCTGTGGAAATGAACGCATAACGGATGACATACTACTGTTGGACGCACAAATTTTGGTATCAAACCACAGCAACCAGCGCCTTCTGTAGCTCTGTATAGTAGCGCTGGAGTTTACGTGCACGGTCAGTTTCCCAGTAGCGCTTGGACTGTGGGGCGATCACTGGTTTCCAGCCACCAGGTATAGCCAGAAGGAGGCGACCTGCACTGTCCAAATGTTTGAAGAGTTCAACGAATGTCATCGGTGTTAGAGAGGTGGAACCCATTTCCAATGGTAGAAACCCCAAGTCGACCATTACAGATTCTACAGGATAAATCACCCCATGCATGGTGGACTTGGCCTTTGTAACATCGATATACAGGACTGATGCGTAGTCGGGGCCACTGCGGTTGTCGGAGGCAATATAGAGCTTCCAGCTAGGTGGGGGCGGTACATGCTTACGCGCGGGCAGTTTATAATCGGGATAGCGACGGCGCATGGCATCGCGGAGGGCAGTGAAATCGTCCAGCGTCATGGTAGTGGTGGGGTCGCCTGGCATCGTGGCAATCTGACCCGTCTTGTGATCCGCGGCGATCTTGCTATTTAGAGGGGTAGCTAGGGTACAGGTACGGTTATGGAGACGGATGAGCTCTTGGAGAGCAACGGTCTCTGCTGAGATAAAGGGGACACCGCTGATAGGATCAGCGTCGTTGACACAGTTGGCTCTGGTCCAGTCCAGTATCGTGGTTCGATCGGCTAGTGGGGCAACCGCGGCAGTCCCTACAGGTAGTTGCAGAGGTGGTTCTGAGAGTTGGCGTCGCATTCCGGGTTTGGCTGCAAACAGGGGATGTACATGCTGTGGCTGTGGTGCTCTGCGCTGTGTCTGACGTAGACCGACTGAGGGCAGCTGTGGTGGAACAGCTCCTTCTTTTATTAGCTGACGTGCCCGGCGGCCCGTAGCACGTAGACACCGTTGTGTATACGGATTACGAATTGTTCCTGGTGGACATGACATTTTCGCGGGGTCCTCTATCGTCTGTACGTAGTTTTTCTGCGACGGATTTGGCGACGACGGGTTTTACGGCGGCCTCCAAAAGCTGCGATCTGTTGGGTTGCTGCATTCGGAAAACCAGTGGGTGGAATGGGTAGAATGAATGGTTTTTCTGTCGGCGGGATCGCTATGTTTTTTGTATACGAACTTTTCCCCATGCCGCCGTCATCATCGCGTGGCTGATGATGTTGGGGGGATGGATGCATATCACGATGTTCGTGCTTTTCGTATTCGGATACAACACGAATAATGGAGTCAATATCAAATGCATCTTTTCCTGTGCGTTTATTCATCATGAGGTTTGCTACCCGCGGCAACTTATAACAAGGGGCGTCAGGTATCGTTTTACCTGTTTCTTGAAATACTACTGCTAGCAGTTTATTAAACACACGCGCGAATTCTTTACGGGTCGCATATACGTGCGGTGCTGTATCCACCGTCATCGTAAGAGAAAATAGCTTATCAGCCTTTGCCATACCGAATGAATTCAGGGCAACTAAACAGTCCTCCTTATTTTTCAGATTTTTGGCAGCGGTTGCTTTAACAGGGTTGCCAAATACTCCAAACTGTTTTAGCGGGTATTCAAGACGCTCTTTTAGCTCCCCCGTAATACCGGCATAGTAAATACGAATCTCATTAAACAGTTCGTCCAGACGCTTATGTGTGTATTGTTTTTTTGACATTCCTATATAAGAATGCGCAAAATTGTTTCACGTCGCTTCGCTTCACGTCGCTTCGCTTCACGTCGCTATTCAGAGTCCTACTGCAAACGTACCACCTGTAAACGCATGGGCTTCACACAACGGGCCTCATGTCGTCCTTACAAAAACTGCTACACACGCAAAAATCGCAGACGGTTGTAGAATGGAATTGGCCAACGCAGTGTCCATGTCGTTTTTGGCTACCGGTGTGGGTCCAACCGTAATCTATCTGTGGAATGGCGATATATGGTGGATTAAACTAGTGGCCGCGCTCTTCGTGGCAAATGCATTTGTAGCTGCTATAAAAGAGGTAGTAGGAGCTGCTGGATGGACAGCACGCCCTTCAGGTGCATACGGGTGCGATGCATTTTGTTGGAATGGTCCCGTTGGTGGGCGGCCGGGATTTCCATCAGGACACATGACCACGGCAACCATGTTTGTAGCGGCGCTGTGGCTTCATTTTAAAGATGAACGTATTTTGTGGATCGGTGTACCATGGATCGCTACTATGGGTTGGGCGCGGTGGTTCAAACGCTGTCATAACATTGCCCAGATTACGGGCGGCATCGTTGCTGGATTACTTAGCGCACTGGCATTTCATACAGTAGAGTCCTGGTCTACACCCAACTAATTTCCGATTGACCGTGCTGTAATAGAGCAGCGTTCGCCTTGCTAAATGGACGCGATCCAAAGAAACCTGAATGGGCTGATAGTGGACTGGGATGCGGGGCCTGCAAGACTGTATGTTTGGCCAGGTGGGGTTTAATACTGGAGTGATCCAAGCGCTGTTGTGCTGGACGCCCCCAGGCGATGATCACGACATGAGCCGAAGAGGCCAAGGTCGCAGCGATCAGTTTGGCAGTCAGCTCTTCCCAGCCAATACCCGCGTGGCTCATGGGTGTTCCGTGGCTAACTGTCAGAAGCGTATTTAATAGAAGTACACCTTGAGAAGCCCAATCGATAAGTGATCCTGTAGGCGGAACACCTGTATTCAAATCCGTGTCCAGCTCTTTGTAGATATTGACCAAGCTTGGGGGAAGCTTCGCAACCGTAGGACGTACACTGAAGGAGAGTCCATGGGCCATACCAGGCGTGTGATAGGGGTCCTGACCCAGAATGATAACCTTGACTGAAGCTGGATCAGGACAGAATCGCAGAGCAGCAAACACGTCTTCAGGTTGTGGTGTCGTCTGGATCAAAGCAGACCGCTCTTTTATCTGCGTTTTGAGGCGAATACCGGCAGGCGATGTTAGATAGGGCTCTAGAACTGCCATCCAGGGTTCGCTGATATCGTCAAGTGTCCATGGACCGGTATCGCTAGGATCTGGATCTGAATCCTGGGTTGTGATGGATGTGGCTGATGAAGAGGAGGGTGAAGAGGAAGATGAAGATGAAGAGGAAGATGAAGAGGAGGGTGAAGAGGAAGAGGAAGAGGAGGGTGAAGAGGAAGATGAAGAGGAGGGTGAAGGTGATACTGATGGTTCCAGGAGGGCAGGATTCCGCTTTGCTGCCAACGCTGCGTAGAAATCCACCACAGCAGGATGACAACGGATTTTACGCGGATCCAGTTTCCAGACATAGAGACCGAACAGTGTCCGTACACGGGAAAGTGCCACGTAGGCTTGACCGAATTCAAAGGTGGAGGATCCGATGTCTACCAAAGCAGAATCCAGCGTAGCACCCTGTGCCTTATGAATCGTGACCGCATAGGCTATCTTGAGGGGAATCTGGGAGCGACCGATACCTTCGTATTCAGTCAACCACCAAGAGGCACGATCTACGATGAGCGGCTCCTTGCAACTCAAGAATCGCACAATAGGAAGTCCGCCCATGGTGTAGCCAGTGACGACACCACGTGATCCATTCACAAGACCCATGTCCTGATCCATGTTTACGATCAGCATTACCTGTGCCCCCACACAGAGCTCTAGAGCCGGTTCATACGGTGCATCCGTATCCAGACGTTCCAGTGCAGAGGCAACATCAGGATCATTTGGGCTTACCAGTTGCGCTTTCTTGCCAGGTTTGTCCATAACAACTGTCTGTACTTCATATTTACGGCGGTCCCCATCAAGTACTTCCATGTTTCGCCGGTTAATCGTATCAACCTCTGCATTGCGGGTAAACAGGAGTGTCGGCTTGATTTCATTGTCTTGCCAGGGAAGATTCATGCGTTCCTCTAACACATGAATGCTCTCTGGAGTCAGCGCGCCCATTCGGGCTTCTGTGAGAATCTGTTGAAAGACAGGGTCTAACTGGCGGCGGAGTTCCACTAGTTCCACAGTTTCGTCAATGAGTTCACCCCACAACGGCATCTCAAATACGAATTTGGGACCATCTGATCCACTGACATCCACGGCCTTGATCACCGGCGGCAACTGACAGAAGTCTCCCGCCAAGAGAATCTGGAGACCACCGAACCGAACCGTAGGGCGCTTACGTACACGACGGGCAACCAGATCCAATTTTTCTAGGAGATCAGGTGTCATCATGGAAACCTCATCAATAATGAGAAGTTGAGTATCCAACCACCGTCGTGCCGCCCGCTTATTCTGTCTCACATATTCTGCAAGATGGGCTGGTGAGTCTCGGGCCAAGCCGATTCCTGCCCAACTGTGGAGTGTCTTGGCACCCAGGCCCAACAGAAGCGCCGCACAACCAGTCATGGCGGTAACCGCATGGCGAATACCGGCTGTCGCGGCCCACTCACAGATAGCACGAATGGTATGGCTCTTGCCAGTACCGCCGGCACCCGTTAAGAATATATTACGACCGCATTTGACTGAAGCCAACGCAGCTTGTTGTTCTCTATTTAATAGTGTCGTCATCGTGCAGGCGGCAGTAGTGTGCTGGCGTACACAGTCACCTTTTAGGCCATCTGTTGATTTCTTTAAATTGTTAGCTGCGTTTCTTGACGGGCTAAAATGGTGATCATTATGGATGAATAACGATGTCTAGCAATGGTAGTGGCTGGACGGAAAATCCCCGATCACAGTATCGGATGACTTCTATGATTGTTACCACCCCCTCATACGATGATATCACAAATCCGATAGAGGCTGGACAAATTCATGACAGTGCTGTGGCTGTTCGTCGTCAGCTTGAGGCCGACGAACCATTGTTAAAATCAAATCCCAATCGTTTCGTCATCTTTCCTATACAACATAATGATCTCTGGAAAATGTATAAGGATCATGTATCGGTTTTCTGGAGACCTGAGGAGGTGGATCTATCGAAAGACATGCGCGACTGGACTAAGCTGAGCGACAATGAACAGCATTTTATCAAACGTATTCTAGGATTCTTTGCAGGATCCGACGGTATTGTGATGGAGAATCTGGCCCAGCGTTTTATGACGGAGGTCCAGGTTCCTGAGGCGAAGTTCTTTTATGGTGTGCAGATGATGATGGAAACCTGTCATAGTGAGATGTACTCACAGCTCATTGATACTTACATTGAGGATCGTGAAGAAAAACAGGATATTCTACAGTCTATTCAGACCGTCCCATGTATTCAGCGTAAGGCAGAGTGGGCTCTCTCTTGGATGAATAGCGATGAAGCGGACTTCCCCACGCGCCTTATGGCCTTTGCAGCAGTTGAAGGTATCTTTTTTAGTGGAGCATTCTGTTCTATCTTCTGGGTCAAACAGAGAGGTATCATGCCTGGTCTAACGGCTTCCAACGAATTCATTAGTCGCGATGAGGGACTCCATACGGATTTTGCATGTCTCATGTATTCCAAGTGCCGGCACCGGTTGCCCGTGGAAAAGGCGCACAAGTTGCTCCGTGAGGCAGTTGCAATCGAAAAGGAGTTTATTACGGAGGCGTTGCCCTGTTCTCTGATCGGTATGTCGGCTCCACGTATGGCGGAGTACATTGAATTCGTAGCGGATCGCTTGGCTGTATCACTGGGTTATCCGAAGGTATGGAACACGGCCAATCCATTTCCGTGGATGGAGCGCATTTCGCTGGAAGGTAAGGACAACTTCTTTGAGAAGCGGGTGACCAACTACGCGTTGGCAGGTGTGGGACAGGATGCGACGAAGATGTCGTTTGCTCTGGATGAGGAGTTCTAACGACCTCCACTCATCGCTGAAGCGATAGAAGATTTCTGAGTTCGTGAAACAAACTCAATAATCTAAGGCTTCCTCGAAGCCGAAGACTTCTAAACCTTCGATGTCCAAGTATCATAGTCAAAGTCCTCCTCATTGGCCCAACCGGCCACTGCATAACCATCCACAACATAGGTATGACTGCCACTGGTAGCAAGATGATATACTGGTGTAGATGGTGGCATGGGCACGCGCTCAATCGATGTGACGGCACGGGGCCCTGTGACTGTCTGGAGAGTCATACCGACTTCCAGCTTCACGACACGTTCAGGCTTCACACCCTTCATGAGGCGTTTTTCGATGACACCGTTTGCCCCCTTTACCATATGATATTTTCCATAGGCTAATGAATTCACTACGTTTGGTCTTACACAACCGAACTTGTGATCTGGTGTAATATGCGGATGATGCGACGTCGTTTTATGTTCGCCATTGATATTAGAAATCGTGCAAAGTCCAAGCAGAGGTGTTTGAGTCCCTGTTACAGTATTAATCTCACCGAATGCACCGACCACACGATCACCAACTACAACAGTTTCAATCGGTTTTGTAGTACCATCGGCCATAGAAACCGGCGTCCCTGCTAAAAAGCAAACAAGTGGTTGTGCATCTCCAGTTGAGGAACTACAATCATTAGATATGGTAAATACTATTCTATATGTCCCATAATCAAATGATTCAGGATACATTATAATGTATCCACCCTCAGATGTAAATCCGTAATCTGTATTCTGTGATGCGATTTCATTATCTAATCCATCCAATATACTGACCGTTAGGGTATTACCATTACAATTTGGATAGTATACAGCAATAAAATAATCAATGGGATAACCGTCAGGTGGTGCGGGTATTGTTTGCGGTGATCCGTAAAGGGAATCCAATGTTCCTTGTAAATATTCTAAAGAAAACCCACTATCATCACCAGATACATCAATTGGACGCCATTCAGGGGGGGAACTCTAATAAATCACAAACGGGTTCGCAATCTGCAGTTGCAGTCGACGTTCCACAAGGCTTAAATGATTTGACTTCTGCAGTATAAGATTCAGGATCGATCTGAAACATGACGGTAGCAGATGTCAGTGTATCAAAAGAAACAGCGTGAGCATTTGTTTCAGAATCTGCATATAGAATAGTCAGAGTAAATGAGTTAGAACCATTGTCTTCCCAGCTTACAGTTGCCATATAGGTGTAGCCATCAATGTGATCCATAAGAGCAAATGGAAGACTGGTGGTCAGATTGATATCATTCCGTAGGTGGTGTGCAACAGCAACCTGTTACGTCGTAAGCCAGACCCATGATCGGCTGGACAACCTGAGGGCGCTGCCCTGTGCGGACTGACAAAAGTGCTGAGGCATCCAGACTGATTCCCTGGCGCGGCGCATAGCTGGCCGCGATAGCACGGTTCTTAAGTTGGCGAACATAGTCCGATGTTGCGCGTCCCTGTGGCATTCTACTGTAGGTGATTAATTCTATGCACCGTAAACATCTAAACGATTCGGGGAGTATATAGGATAATGCAATCTTCTGCTTCCCCTTGTATGAACTGTGGCGAAGGTGGTCATCCCGTGGGTAAGTGCCCCGTACTCCGTACACCACTGAAGGATGGGTTTTACAGTGGCGGTGGAGGAGGTGGTGGAGGACATAGCCACGATGATGATGAACGGGTTCAAAAAGGTGACGGTGCTGTTGCCCCTGATACTAGGGTTGCAAGACACAATGAACGACGAATGTGTTATATGTTTAACGCAAATTACTGGGGATGCGGGAGTCGCTATCCTAGAATGTAGGCATGCATTTCATCTGCGATGCGTTTTCACATGGTTCCAAGAACAAGAAGGCGATGCTTCATGTCCTTGTTGCCGACGCGTTGCGTTTTATGATCTTCCTGTAGAAGAAGAGGTTGATGATGATGATGACAGTGATACTATAAGTATTTACTCGTCAGAAGGTGAAGAAGAGAATGTAAATACAAATTATCTCAATAATTTGCATTTACAGATAACAATGGGTCCTGAAGGGCGGTCGGTGGTTGGACTCACTGGATAAGAGATACGGGTTGCAAGCTGATAAATTTCGCAATCCAATATAATGGAAGCAGCGTGCGACGGTATTTTGCCAACGGATTCTCAGCATTATACAGGTGGACAGGTGTTAGATGCCCGCAAAGCCGCAGCACTGGTGGGAACGCACACTACCGGACCAAAAAAGAAACGGTTCAAGGGTTCTTCTGAATACCTAACACACAAAAAGGGGTGTCTACTTGCATATGCAATAGGTAAGAGACGTCCTGTGGCCCCGTGTGCGGCACTAGAAGACTTAGCTAGTTTTCTTGGAACCCGATAACAGATATCTCCAGTGATCAACTTGGGAACGCTTGGATTTTAGCAGATCAGGAAACTCCTGTATAAGGCGTTCAAATAGAGCGCGGCGGTGTTCCAGAAGTTGGGCACGCCAGACAGTAGCATCATAGATGACTGGAGGTGGTGGTGGCATCGTCGTTACCTACGGTGGGGGGTACCTGGGTTGCGGCAAATTTATGGGTCATTGTCATCTGTTTATGGGTCAGTGTGGCCTGCCATTCAGGAAGCAACGTAATTGTGGGATTGGCTTTGGGATCTGTCCAAGATATAGAACCAATCTCTGTGGGGTCATCCAGATCATATGTGTAGGCGCGACTGGATACCGGATCTACAAGATAGACAATTCCTTGAATTTCCAGCTTGTAGAATGTACGGATTGTGGTCGCAGTGTTCATCGTAATGGGCTGCCTGTGATAACGGGCGGGTCCAGTCATTTTTACCGGTTAAAGCCGTTGTAGCGCATTTGGAAAGAAGATATAGATCAGTGTTATGACTAACAGAGTGCCGATGTAGAACTGTGCCTTTTCGGTCCGGGTCCAATCTTCTGTTCCAATGTCTATGAGACCCCAAATAGCTATCCACCAAAAAATGGCAACCAGGGTAAACGCGATTCGCATCTGATAGTATGGTTGTTTTTTTAGTCTGCTAGGGATGTATCTAGTCTGCTAGGGTTGTTTTTTAGTCTGCTAGGGTTTCTGAATAATTGCCAAACATGTTTAGGCCACGTTTACGAACAGCCGTTTCACGGGGATAGAACCATGCGTCGCCAATTTGATAACGCCAGGATTTATTTCCGCTTGGATGTATTTTTTGATACAAGTGGGTGGCGGTACCACCACCGACTGCGTCCAATGCTTCGCGTTCCGCTTTAGAGAGTTGGTGGGGTTTGTTAAGATGGTAGATTCCAATGGGGGTCCAGTTGTTTGTTTTATCCTGGTCCTTTTGCGCATCCTGACTGTAGAAAGGTGGTGCAGGAATTTGGTTGGATTGTGTTCCTGTAATAAGCCAGAGAATACTAATTGTCCATACAGTTAGAACTACAGTAGCCAGAATATCTACCATAGTGTCAACAGGAGGGTACTCATACATGTCAAGATTAAATGTGGTTGTACTGTTCATCGTACTGGTAGCGGTGGTAGCAAATTTGCCCTGTCATTTTTGTTGGTGACCCTGTGCGGTACGATGAGTGTGACCATATACTTTCTCCGTCACGGAGAAGCGACCCACAATGTTGCTGCTGCTCAACAGGGCAATGCGGCGTATGATGACCCTGCACATATGGACGCTAAACTAACTGATACTGGCTATGAACAGGCCCACAATGTGGCTCTAGAAAGTCATCAACTATCTGCGATTTACTGTTCCCCATCCCGTCGTTGTCGCGAAACTCTGTTGATGGCAGTCAATGAATCCCGATACAGACACGTACTTCTGGATGATCGTGTTATGGAACCCCAGTGGCATATTTGTAATCGGCGATCGGAACGTAGTGACATAGTTCGTGACATCGGTGACATGCCATGGGACCTACACGGTATTTCTGATACGAATCCCTATTCTGGTTCTGAATCATATGAAGAGTTATGTCGGCGCATAGTGGCCTTTACGGATCAGGTTATAGCTTTTTCCAAAGAGGCAAACCATTCGACTATCCTCATTGTGTCACACCATGTATGGATCCGCACGTGGTTCGCCCTCTATCAGCAGAAGCAAGTGTCACCTGCCAATGCACAGGTACTGGTCGCAACAATTTGACAGGGCAGGGTCAACTGGGTTGACAGGGTCGTAACAATGTCTGCAAATACGATGATCTGCAAAACATGTTATTCTGTACTGGGGGTTCACACCGCTCATGATGATGGTGCGGTTTGCCCCGTTCAAGCAACCTATCTGTGTACCCAATGTGGGGGACACGGGCACCTAGCTGCAGGGTGCCGTGTGACGACTCATGTGAGAAGACCGCGCACTCTAGAAGAGCTTATTCCACCGGATGTCCGTGCCCGTTGGGGAATTACGACGCAAACACCCATTGTGTGGTCGCGTCCTACTGTGTCTGTAATGGAAAGGGAGGTGGCCGATGAAAATACTATTGAGATCCGACACCAGGGTAATAACCGCGATGCGAAAATCCGTGAAGTAATGCGTAGCCATAAGGTTCGCACGGCGCACAGTATGGAGGACAATATTACACGCCTCCGTAGTTGGGCCGTGAGTCAAGGAAAAAAGATACGTATCCTGCAGGAGAAATGAGAGGTGGGGCTGAACTACCTATGACACCTGTGAGCGAACTCTTTTTGAAGTTGTTTGATGGCAATTCTGTCGCGCCTGGTGTAGGTAGTGTTGCAGATAATCGGATTGTTAGTACGCAGATGGGATTAACCGGGACAGTAGATGAAGTTAGCGCGATGATAAAGGAGGCTGGTCCAGCTGGTCTGGGTATGGAAGGTGGGGGTCGTCGTCGTCGTCTGACACAGCGTAGACGTGGTAGCAAGCGTAGAGATAGTAAACGTGGCAACCGCAAACCCCGTTTTCGTCTCAATCTACGGGCTAGCATTCGCTGGCGCCAGTAATCAGGTGCGCTTTTGGTGCATGAATTTTACAGAACATAGAATCCGCAGTGTGCCCATTTTTACAGCACGTACCATCTGTGCGCTTCCAAGTGCAGCGACTTTCGTTAGTGGCAGCTCCGGGTTTGCGACCGCGGGTTGACTTCGGTTGGATTGTAGTTGTAGTTGTAGTTGTAGTAGATCCCGTCATCGTATTTGTTGTTGTCTTAAGCCAGTCAACAAGAAATTCGCAGTTGGTTAGGCGCAGAGCACACTCCAAGTGAATTCGTGCTAGCTGTGTCGGCTCCATTCTCCTTGTTTAGGACTTACTATTTAGATCGGCTATGGCTTATTGTAAGCCAGGCAAATGAAAGGGCCGCAACACTCATAATGACCCACCAATCCTGAGGAATGCTGTCGCAGTATCCCGAACAAAAGGAGTCCACACTCCCTGGAGGCAATGGTGGAACAGGTTGCGAACATTGTCCACCTGGACAGTTGTGATCACTGGGAATCTCCGGCTTTTTTGGTTTGTAGGTTGACACACGCTGCCGCTGTTCCTGATGCCATGCAGTTGATGTTGTTGCGGGATTCATCCTTCTGTTTTAGAGATACATATAAACTGTTTTGGGGGGGGTAAACTATACACTGCTTTGGGACCTTACATAACTGCTTTGGGACCTTACATAACTGCTTTGGGACCTTACATAACTGCTTTGGGACCTTACATAACTGCTTTGGGACCTTACATAACTGCGTTGAGTCCACATAAAGAATTTCACAGGTTGATATAGCACATAAATGGATAGCGTTGCCCAAAAAATCAATGCAGCCACCGTCCCTACACCAGAAGAACAGGCCACCATGGATTCTTCCATTCGCAGCAGTATGCGCTCCGTGGGTGCCCGCGCTCTTGTTGATGCCGTTCGTGCAGCACAGGCACGGGGTCTTACGCGGACCCAGGTGGACTCTGATTCTGATCTGGCGGATCACAAGAAGGCGTATCCAAAACTGTTTGCGATGGTGTGCGACCCAGGACACTCGGAGGCAATGTTGAACGCCATGCTAGCACAGTTGGAGTCCGTTGAGACGGGACGAAAGTCGACCCACGATGCATCGGTCCACGTGGGAACGGTCCTGGTGAACTCATTCGTGCGACCTCAGCTGGGAATGGCTCCAGTGCCTCTTCCAGATTCTGCGCCACAATCTGGTCGTCAGTAAGATCGGCATAGCGTCTGTTAATTGGAATATGATGATCTATGCACCAGCGACGACTGTTAGCCACATTATCACGTAGCAGATTCTGAACTTGAATTCGCGTTGGCGACTTAATAAGATTGAGTGTTAGCTCTATCTTATTGAACTGTTGAGTTTCTAGAGTTTCCTGAAAGACCTGTATGTTGGCCAACCATTCTGGGGTCCAAGGTGGATCCACGAAGAGCTGATTCCAACCATTGGGGGCGTCCGTGGCGGTCAGAGTACGGAGAAGAGTAATGACCCACGGTTGTATATCACTTCTTAGACCCTGTCCGACCCAGTAGCGTTCCGAATTTGCGGGACGACTGGTGTAGGGTTTGATGAGACCGGTTTTATCAAAACATGTAGACAGAATCCACATAAGTTCCAGCGTAGCGCGATTTTTTGTATCAAACATCTTGATAATCATTGTACCTCCGATTTTGAGCGTCGTCAGGCCGGCCAGGGCCTCCGCAATCAGCAGACGCTGTACTGTATTTTCCTGACCATTGAAATCTGCACTGAAATCGAACCCGCCATCCGACGTGTACACGTCGGCAGGGGCAGCAGCAGCAGTGAATGCATCCTGATTAGCTAGACTATACAAGTTGCCTGTACCGTCTGGACCATACATGATTGTTATGTTGGGGTGTCGGTTCAAAAAAGCCTGCGACTTGCGCCAGCCTGGGATCGTGCGTTCTGTGGATTTAAGAGTCATTGCCGTCATGGTGGTCGTATGGCCCGTACGGTCTTGAATGGCCTCCAGAAATCCACCGGGCCCTTCGGCGGTATGTGCCGTTCTATTTGCGTCCGTTAAACCTAGAACATCCCAGAGCTCAATCATCTTGAAATATGAACGCGACAGAGGAACAATGGCAGCTACAGAGCGGTGCATGCGGCGTTGCAGAGATAGAAAGATATATTCGTAAGGGTTCGTAATCTTTTTTACATCATCCCAAAAACCTGCGGGGGCAATGCGGTCAATCTCATTCTTGATGGCTATCACGCGATCATGTAGGGGCGTCATCATGGCCTGTCGACCGGTACCAACTTCTGGATTCTGGGTGGGGCTCGTTGCATGAGTTGGAACGGGCACTAACCAGTAAACTGTGTTGTCCATACTGTAGTACTTGCGTGGGGGTTTAGGCGGCAGGGGGGGGCTGCTGTATATGTATCCTATAGTAGAATGACGCGTTCGTATTGGCTTCTGCTTCTGTTAGTGATGGTCTCAGTTGTTTTGGCGGCGGCGATCAAACCATGCGCAACCTCTACAGAGGTAGCCCACTCTCTGTTTCACCAAATGGCACGATGGTCCACAGCGGCAACCCAGGATGAAAACCCCATGATTGCTGTCCTGCATGCCAACTATGGGGTTGGATACATGATGGCCCTCCAATCCATTGCTAGCGACGATGAATTGGAACGCATGTTGGGTGTCAGTAATTTAAGGGCTTTATTTCGTGAAGTCGAACGGGCACAGCATGAGGCCACTGTCAAGATGGCGACAGCTTGTCCGGCTGCGGCACCAAAAAATGTGCTGGCCCGGTATGGATCAGAGGCGGGGATCTAATCGACAAGTTGAATTTCCACTTTCTGCGAAAGCGTGTAATGAAGCTGGTTAGTCAACCAGCTGAATCTCCACTAATTTTCCAAATTAGTGTCGTTCAAGCTTGTCTAATCGACAAGCTGAATCTCCAAATCAGGCAGTTCCACCTCAGCCTGTACACGTGGGTCCATTGGCGGCAGAGCCGTAGGAATACGCAGATCCTCCTGGCGACACCCTGGAGCATCCTTTGCCTCTAGCAAGCGTTCTACCTCTTCCTGTGCCAACATCGGTGCACGCTCCACTGACTTACGTGGAGGTGGCGCCGTGGCAATGAGTTCCTTCAATACCTCTTCATCCAGCAATACCTGGGAGAAGCTGGTACCACCACGAATGGGCTGACCCGTCATAATACTGGCCGACACGCCCGTCACCGGGTCCATTTCACCGAATAGCGCAGCGCGCAGCATGATATTCTCCGATTGCTCAAAGCTGGCCTTGGCCAGAGGACCGATTTTCGTCTTCTTGTTAACACCAATACGATCTGCAGACATCATACGACCACGATTACAGATGGCATCGCATAGCAGAGCCACGTGGCGATAATTCACCGGTGCGGCCTGTTCGAACAATGTGAAGATCTCGCGAAACAGAATCTGACGACCCGCCTCAATGCCCAGATTCTCATTGATGTCATGAATGTGATTACTGATGAGGCGGAGGCCATCCACATCTGGATGAATCATTACATCCAGGAAATTCGTACCGAAGGTATCCAGTACGAAGGGCTGGGTCATTTCATACTTGTTGTCATTCGCAGGATTCTTCTCAAAGACTTCGTCGTTCGTATCACGACTGGTCTTACGGAAAGACACAGAACGAAGGCCAGGTAGACCACGAATCAGGGTCTGCGTCAGTAGGCGGGTCTGCATCTGTTTGACCATCGACAAGTCATCCAGGCGATCCGTGACCTTACCAATTACCAGGCGGACACGGAAGACCATATTCGTGGTATTGTGATCCGTATAGGCAACATCCAGTTCACCTGCACGCTTGAGAACATAGTAGACATCCTCCATCGTGATATTCTTGTTAAACATGCGTTCACGATCCAGTTCCAGACGGATAATCCAGGGGGAACGGGTTGCAGGATCAACATCCGCCGACTGTTCGAACTCCGCAAAGAAGCTCAGCCATTCGGTATCCTCGCCGATCAGAGTGGCCTCGTCGCGGGGATCATAGTAGATACGACTGACCGTCACAATGTCCTTCAGCAGAGTAAATTCTAGCTCCTGAGCCAGACGACGGGCATCCTCCTTCGAATTACGAAGATCCTCCCGTAGAGAGATAGTTAGAGAGGTGGCTTTGGGATTCTGAGTGACTTTCAGGAGCTCATTCAGACGGGGTACACCACGGGTCATACCGGACTTGGCGGCAACCCCTGACAAGTGAAAGGTGTTCAGAGTATTATGAACGAAGATATTGTCGTCTACCATGAAGCTATCATTGCCTGGAACGGTGAAATCATACACCATTTCATGTGGATCTGGTGATACTTCCAGCTCAACAATCTCGTCCCAGATAATGTCACTGGTTGCGGCGGATTCTAGGGTGGCTATGTTGGATTTGATTTGGCTTTCAGCTGCAGGGTCCATCTGAATCGCCATCATCTCACGGAATTCAGAAATGTAACTCTCCAAAGTGCGGCGACCAATCGCTGTCTTAGGGTTGGGGCGATCAGAACCGAAGCGTCCATAGATGCGACTCTGACCAGGCATCTTTAGAAGACGACCAGTATCAGCAATCACGTCTCCCAGTTCAGGAATCATATCCAGATCCTCACGGAAACTATGAGCGTTGTTGCGTTCATTATAGGCGACGATTTCTGCCAGAGCATCAGCCTTTTCTGTTAGGTGGAAACCGATAGTGGCATGGAACTGAGCCGCATGTTTGCGAATCACATTGACTGTATACATGACCTGGTCAGGAAAGTGGATAGAGGTCTCTTCCTTGATAGTTGCAAAGACACCACAGAATGCCATCAGACGACCAATGCCGCGAATGAGTTCTTCGCTACGACTAGCTGCACGGATCTGCTGACGGGGAGCATTGACATTACCATCACCATCAAAGTAGCCTGACAGGACTCCAGCGATGAATTCATGGTTGGCGTGGTATACAGGTGTGTTGATACACTTGTCATAGGAACCAGTGTTACACATTTCCATCAGAGTATCACGGAGACACTTGGACTTGATGTTTGTTTCTTTGGAAGGACCATATTGTCCAGCATAGTTACGAATGGAAATATCCCAATCGTAAACAGCAGCCAGATCACGAATACGCGCTTCCACAACCGGATGAATCTTGGTGATTTTAGTTGTAATTCCACTGAAGGAACCATCCGCCAGATAAATACCTACCAGCCAACCGAAGTCCTTCGTCAGCGCGAAACCATTGTAGGTGGTCAGCGCATCAGGAGACTCTGGCATACGATAGGCAACGGGGATACGCATACCAACACGGAGATCAGAACCCTTGATTTCAGCGATTCCGTTCGTAGTGCGGCGCAGGAAGGAGTGGCTCAAAGTGGCCTTCGTAGAACGACCAGACTTGGTCGTTACTTTGACCAACCCACCGTTCGCAGGGTGGCGACTGAGCTGTGAAATGGGTTTCCAGCTGGCCTTCTCATCATTACTAACCCCCATAATAGCCCACTCATTTTCTAGGTCCATGAGACTGCTATTGGATCCAATGTCCATGACGGCATCTGGATTCTGGGTGTAGATCTGATCAATGAAGGTCCCCACCTGACCGGTAAAGTTTAGTGATGAATTTTTGAGATTTTTCACTGAAATCCATGTCTCTTTATGAGCCGACATCTGGGTTGTGGGTTCGCCTAGACTCTGGGCAGAGATGATTCCGGCCATCTCACCAGGCACTACCCAGGACTTCATGTGTTTAACCACAATCTGTTCGGCCAGCCAGTCAAAGGCTGCACGGGTATAGCCCAGGGCCTGGAGATCGCGGGGATTCAGATGGAAACGCAGAAGAGCACCCCACAGATAATTGTCAGAGCGTGTACGGTTTAAGATACGTTTAATAGTATCCAGAACATGTGCACCTGGAACAGGAGTACCCTTACCGCCCTTGAGCTCCAACTGTTCCACACCGTTGGCGATCAGACGGGGTAGATGAACCGCACATTGCACTGTCTTGTCCACGCGACCACCCCATACATTACGTACCAGGATATCGCGATCCTTCATTAGTTCGCCCAGATAAGCCTGGGACTTGTCGGCAGCAACATCTTCCACAGTGAACCGGTTTCTAATATCAGTGTCAGACATACCGCCTAGACTGATAGGTTGATTCTCAATCTTGGTTGCGCTGGTTGCGTCATCACCATAGGCGTACTGCACAATGATACCACCCGCATCACGCACAGAGCCATCGTGATACGTCATAAGGTCCTCCATGGTCTTGATTAATTGGCGTTGCATGTAGCCTGAAGAAGCCGTTTTCACAGCCGTATCAATCAGACCTTCACGACCCGTCATGGCGTGAAAGAAGAACTCCGCAGGACTCAAACCTTTCACGAAGGAATTCTCAATGAAACCACGAGCCATGGCGCCGTCATCGTAGCGCTTGAAGTGGGGCAGAGTACGATCTTGAAAACCATAGGCAATGCGCTTACCTTCAATGGACTGTTGGCCCAGGAGTGCAATCATCTGTGCAATGTTCAGATCAGAACCCTTGGAACCACACTTTACCATGTTTACCATGCGATTCGTGGCGGTCAGGGACTTGAGGCCCGTCTTACCGGCACCGGCAATGGCCTTATCCAGAGTCTGGAAGATCTTGGATTCGAATTCCTCCTGGTTTGTACGACCCGAAGGATTATCAAACAGACCCATGTGAACCTGGAGTTGCAGAGATTCAATCTTCTTCTTGAGCTCACCCATATCCGTAGCAATCGTGGAGATCGTTTCAGCATCGGCGACCAGATCCGACAGACCCACAGAGAAACCAGAGTTCTGGAGATAGGTGGCAACCACCGCTTGCAGACCGTCGATAAAGTCCACAGTGACCTCAGGACTGAAATCGTTGTAGAGCATGTGGATCAGCGCCTTGTCAAACACGTCGCCATCCAGAATACCATTCATAATGATTCCGTTCTTGATGACGACATAGTTGGGATCTGACTTACCCATGTCGCTGTCCCACATCTTGTTGCCCATGGCCAAGTGCACTGCGGGTAGCAGTGCAGATACCACCTGCTGACCGGACCACAGAGGAATGGGATCCGTCTTGGCAGGTGGTGGAACACGACCGTCCCAACGCTTACTGTGAATCAGCAGATTCATGAACTCACGACGCGTGAAGAATTCAGTGGGACGTGTGAGACGATTTACACCAACCAGTGTATCCTGTACCACGGAAACCAGTGGCTTGGATAGACGGGGAGAAATCAGTTGTTTTGGCACTGCAGCGATCTCACGAAGCTCAGTGGCGGCTTCTACGGATTGCGGCACGTGCATATTCATTTCGTCACCATCGAAATCCGCATTATAGGGCTTCGTTACCGATACGTTGAGTCGGAAGGTGGAATACGGCAGCACGCGCACTCTGTGGCACATCATAGACATGCGGTGCAGCGATGGCTGACGGTTGAACAGTACGGGGTCGCCGTCCAACAGATGACGATTGACAATATCACCCTCATAGAGCTGAATTGTCTTCGTATTCACGTGCTTGAGACTGATCATTCTCCCGTCCGCACGCTGGATGGATTTTGCACCGGGATACTTATCTGGACCATTCTGGACCAGGGCATACATGCGATCCAGATTGAATGCCGTCACACGCTCAGGGAACGTCAGATTCGTCGCGATTTTGATCGGAACACCAAGTTCTTCAACAGAGATATTGGGATCTGGTGTAATAACCGAACGGGCAGAGAATTCTACACGCTTACCCTGCAAGTTATTACGGATGCGACCCTCCTTTGTACCCAGACGCTGCTGGAGAGACTTGAGGGGACGACCTGAACGCTGGGCTGACTGCGCAACACCTGGGATATCATTGTTGACCAGAGTGGCTACATGATATTGGAGCAGAGTTGTCCATTCATCAATGGCCTTCTTCTTGGCACCCTTGGTGATCTTGTCGCTCAGCGTGGCATTCGTCTTGATAATATCAATCAGCTTCTGGGTCAGATCGTCCTCTGAGCGTTGATTGTTATCCTGTAGAACAGATGGGCGGACCTGGGGAGGAGGAACGGCCAACACCGTGCACATCATCCAGTCAGGGCGAACCCACATGCGATTGAAACCCATGAAGTCTACGTCCTCATCGGTTATGCGACGGAGAAGGCGATAGACGTATTCGGGTTCCAGAAAGTGGCGGAGAGTGCCCTGCTCAGTTGCGGTCGCATCGGTCGTGCCGGCCACACTAATATTCTTCCATTCGGCAGCAATGCGACAAATGTCCTCATCATGATAGCGATGAGGCTGGCGTGCACCGCACCCGTCCTCTGTTTGCTCACCGCACCGGGTAACATTCTGACAGGATGTCAGAACCATTTTCCAACGATTTTCACCCTTCATGCGGCGCATGGCCCGGTTGATATCCTTGTTAATAAGAATCTTACCGCACTTGATACATACACAGCGAAGAATCTTGAGGATCATGGGGTAGAATTGAATATAATAAACGGGGCGGGCCAGTTTATAATGACCGAAGTGTCCTGGGCACTGATGATTGTTAAGGCCACAGGAACGGCACAGCTTGCCGTTTTCCAGTACACCCATACGGGGATCCGCTAATCCCCCAATCTTACCTTCTTGGGTACTATGGTTGGTCACTTCCACCACGGAACGTCTTGAAATTTCATCGGGGCTGAAAACCCCGAATTGGATGCCTACGATGGCTTCTGTCTCTGAACTGTGAGAAAGATTGGGCATATCTGTTGTCTTGAGGTATTTTTAGGCTGGGGCGACGCGGCCGTCAAACTTGGGGGTTGAGTGTCTCTTTGTTTAGGTGGCGGTGTGTGGGGGTCTCAATATAAACCTGACACTTTGCTAAGTCTAACAATGGAGATTCCGGTGGTCATGACCAGGCATCAGTTGCGGTCTCTGTATCCTGAGGCCCAGCGTAGAATTCGTGATCTTGAAGTGGCTGCAACGGTGAACTGGATAGGCGACATTATGATTGCGGCAGCAACCGATGGACAGCTGCGCTGTCAAATCAGTGTCGTCGCCACACCGGTACTGGCACGTGATCGACATGCCGTAGTGAAAGGCCTTCAGGAACGATATCCTGATGTAACATTCTGGATTAGCTCTTCGGCGAACTATCTTCTGATTGATTGGGGTTAGTGCTTACTATTCTGACAGCCATAAACTTGACACCTAAGGCGGCCTGTCTACTTGTCTGACTACGATGAGTCTCCGTGTTGTTGTGGGTCCTATGTTTGCGGGCAAAACCAGTGAAATTCAGAGCGTGGTCCGACGCTATGGCTGTCTGGGCAAGGCCGTACTGGTTCTTACAGCCGATATTGATAATCGCTACCAGTCGGAAGTGACGGCGATTGTCAATCATGATAGATCGGCTATTCCAGCCCGCGCTATCAGCGTCAGTAGGCTCATGGAGGTCTTGGGATGGAGTGAGTTTGATGGCGCTACCGCAATCGTAGTAGATGAAGCCCAGTTCTTTGTAGGTTGCTTAGTGCCCTTCTGTAAGGCAGCAGTGGCAGCGGGCAAACACGTGGTGGTGGTTGGTCTGGATGGTGATGCACAGCAAAATCCATTCGGTGATGTACTACAGCTCATTCCTCATGCTGATTCTGTTGAGAAAAAGACGGCATTGTGTCGCCACTGTGGTGATGGGACACCTGCGATCTTTACAAGAGCCTTGCGCGTTCAATCTGGCCAGGTTGCAGTGGGTGGGGCGGATATGTATGAGCCAGTATGTCGTCGTCATTTCTCAGCATAGAGTAGGATGTTTGAACTAACTGCACTTGCAGCGGGTCTGGTAGCCGTATTTACTCTTTTTGACTATGTTGTGTATTTCATTATCCGTCCAAGTACCACCGTTCGTGTCATCATTGGTCTGGCAACACTTGCATTATTTTTCTATGTTATGTCGGGTCCCTATGCAAAGGAGGTGGCATTGCCCATTGCGCGAATTGTTAAGGAGGATCTGGCAGATGAAACGAAGCCAGAAGCTGCGATAGACTTTGCAGGATTCACGACTATTATTGCACTTAGTTATGTGTTGCACTGGACGATGTACGCCCGGGCAACGGGTCGCCCAGATTCGTTTGGTATCATGGCCGGTGCACTGTTGGGTCTCTTTGCATTAGCGTAATCGGGGTTTATGATAAATGTATCATTAGTAAAAAGATTATGCTACAGTGTAAAGATAGAATAATATTATAATTATATATTATATGAAATTGTTGATGAATACTACAGATTATATAGAAACAATAAATGTAGCCCAAAATTTAAAAGGGGAATATACGAAATCTGTTATTTTTCATTGTTATTGGAATGGATCTTTAAATGAAAAACATTTATATTCTATATTGTCTTGTTATTACTTTAACGTATTTAAAAATAAACATAAAATTATATTATGGATAGATAATAATACACCCAATAAATATAATACTGAAATTGAAAAATATGCAGAAATTAAATATTTTTCAATGAGCGATGAAATAACAAAATTATCGTTTATTAAAAACTATAGATATAACACTAATAACATTACATTTTATTCTGATTTCATAAGAAGTTTATTGTTGTATAATTATGGCGGTGTATGGTTTGATTTAGACTGTTTTATGTTAAAAAGTTTTGATCCAATCTTTTATAATTTTGAAAATGAAGTATGTCTCTATCAATGGGAAAATCAACTATATCCAAACAATGCAATTTACATATCGTTAGAACCACAATCTAAAAAAAATGGAAAATAATATGAAATTCATAATAAATCGTAATCGTGGTTGGGGATTTCAAGCAGCGAATTTAACGTATGATTTAGCATTAGATATGTTAGTATTACCGTGCAGTTGGTTTGATGCGGATTGGATTATGAACCCATGTGATATTGGATGTGTAAAGTTTTTTGAAAATACAGATAAACAATATAATTTTGATACTTTTTTTAAAGGCAGTTTTTGTTACCATTGGCATAACAAATGGAACAATAAAATACATGATAATAGTATCTTTATGCAATTAGTTAAAATAATTGAGACTACTTTATAGTTTTTCAAATTATGATGTAAGACTATGGATCGTTTCGCGTTCCATGGCTTTGTAGAGCCCCTTGACATACTTACGACGGGGTAGCTTATGCTTTTCGGTTTTGTTTAGTTTATGCGTGACAGTTGACATGATGCGTCTGCCACGTTTAACGCGCACGGTTTTGCGCCCAATTCCATTTTTGTAAGACACTTCGCGTTCGATCGTGATGGGTGGCTGACCGGGTTTTATCATGGTACGCTGCTCCACGGCGTATACCTGAATATGCGGTTTGACCATTCTTCTACTTGGGGGCACCACAAAAGGTGATGGGCGGCAGCTGTAGGGTGTGGCCGGGTTCATACGATGACAACGCTCTTTACAGAAGTTAGTGAATCCGATGCTATTACAACATATCGGCTGGGGGCACCAGTTTGGAGCGGTAAGACAACGGCGGGAGTCGATGTGCTAATTGCAGATTCGACAACCTATGACCGTATGCTCTTTCTGGATGGTGAACTACAGAGTGCAGGGTCTGATGAACATATTTATCATGAATCGCTGGTCCACCCAGCCATGTGTGGGGTCGGCAAAGGCGCACGTGTACTCGTTGTGGGCGGTGGAGAAGGGGCCACTGTGCGTGAAGTGCTGCGCTGGGCGCCTGCGACGGTTGATTGGGTCGATTATGACAAGGAACTAGTCGATGCTTGTCGTATTCACTTGCATTGGGCCCCCACGGTCTACACCAACCCAGTAGTACATTATGTTGCAGCCGACATTCGGGATGTGTTGACTGACATGACCATTTATGACGCGATCATCCTGGATCTACCAGATCCCGATGGTGAAACGGGCTATCTATATTCAGAGGAGTTCTGGTACGACATGTGCAAACATGTGAGGGTCGGTGGTCGGATTGTATCGCATTGTGGTCCTGTGCGTCCATTTGGTTCCGTTGGAGGTGGTTTTACGCGGGTGCGTGATTCTTCGCAGGCCGGTGGCCTTTCTTGGGATTCTGCACGATTCTACCAGATCGGTATACCTAGCTTTCAGGGTGACTGGGGCTTTGTAGTATGGTCTTCTGGAGATGGCGGACCACCGAACTTTGTGGCTGATGCAGATGGGTTGCCAGAGGGACTCCGTGTAGTGGATGCCGTACAGTTGCGCGAATTTACGGAGATGCCGTTAGTGTGGCGCAATGCAATCTCTGATAGTTAATGTTTTCCTAACATATATGCATAGACGCCGCTGAATTGGAAGAGTAGATGGAATAGACCGAATTTTGCCGCCAGCAGCAGGAATTCACGATTCAGGCTGGAGAGATCCAGTCGACCATTGTCGCGGAAATCGGTTATAACGTAGATGATACTGGCCGGCAGGATACTAACAATCAGCGTCTCTGCAATAAAAAGCCACGGATGTTCACGGGGAAATGACGTGTCCTGTACAATCATGCTGACATAACCAAAGAAGACAATGGCTCCGACGACGGCGAACAGTATGAAATCGGCCAGAATCACTCCAACGGGAAACCCGCCAATCGTAAATTCACTGGGGATTCGCGTAGGGAGGGCATAGCGACCGAATATGAGCGACAGGAGGGCACCAAGGCCCAGGCCACCAATGACGGCTAAGATGAATGTGTAGGTGTCTGGAATTGGGAGTTTTTGAGGCATTGTCTTTCTCTCTGCTTTACACGTTCAGAATGTTATGTTTGGGTTCCAAGCCTTTGTAGTCGGAGTCATTGAGATACTGTATATGTGTATAGCCTAGATCTTGAGCTGTGGCAGCGGCCATTGCAGCACGACGCCCTGTTTTACAAATAAACAGAATAGACTTAGATCTGTCAGAAATGTGATGTGGAAGCTGTTTGACTAAGTCTGACAGTGGAATATGAATGGCGTGCGGGTAGTGTCCAGTGGTCCATTCGTCTTGTGTTCGGACATCTATAACGGTGTCAATGGCACCGCTACGGAGCTCTGCGCGGGCTTCGTAATCGGAAAGAGCACGGATCTTTGGATTGGTCCAAATGAACCAGATAGCTAGGATCGCGGTTAAACCGACTAAAAATAGCCCGGCCATTAACCAGGGGGAGGTCAGCATCTTATTGGGGATGTTGACTTTCGTGCCCTCCACGGAGGTCCTGTTAAACCTTCGCTGGTTCTTATTTGTCTTAAACGGTTTTTTTGATTAGATCCTTAGCTCAGTTGGTTAGAGCATCGTGCTTATAGAAGTTTATCTATACTTATGACACGCGAAAGTCCCGGGTTCAATTCCCGGAGGGTCTATTTGTTGGTTTGTTGGTTTGTTGTTTTAACTAGCTTCTTAGCTCATAACCTAGGGGTCCCTGGATCGTAAGTGTTGCTATCGCAACACAGGCGGCGAGCACCGACACCAGGAGAAGCTAACTCTGCGAACGTCGTACAGTGGTAGTATGCTTCCCTTCCAAGGAAGTGGCCCGGGTTCGATTCCCGGCGTTCGCACCATCGGTCTTATAGTATAGTGGTTATTACACAGGGTTCTGACTCCTGTAGCCCTTTACGCAGTAGGACCTCCTTTGCCCTACTAGCTCCAGTTTGCGATAGCGAACCGTTGTGATGTAGAGCCCTTGCCTTACTAGCTCCAGTTTGCGATAGCGAACCGTTGTGATGTAGGGCCTTTGCCCTACTAGCTCATTGATAGAGCATCTGTCTTGTATTATATTTCAGCAAACAGAAGGTAGACGGTTTGATTCCGTCGTGGGGCACCACTGTTCCTGTGGCCCAATAGATAAGGCGCCTGACATATGGGTCAGGAGAATCTGGGTTCAAATCCCAGCGGGAACTACTCAGCTTAGCTCATTTGGCAGAGCGAGGGATTGTAGAAACAATACTTTCTAGTTAATAATACTCCCTAGGTAGCTGGTTCAATTCCGGCAGTTGAGAACTTTTTACAGGTGCAACAACAACTGTAAAAAGAGTCTTACGCGAATGATTCATAATTATGTATGTGAGATGGAATTACGTCTTGAGCTTGATGCTGTAGATACATCATGTGAGTTCGGCACAGATGATCCTAATAGTGATACCTCTCTTAGTGAGCCACTAATCGCCGATAATGCAGGTGAAGAAATAGCACGTGAACCCATTATGCGTGGACCACTGCTACCTCCAGAATCAATAATACACGCACCGGGAAATACATTTGCAAAAGGAACCGTCGGTATACCCAGCATACGTTGTGGTGTCCAATCGGTACTAGGACATAGTTGACGATGTAAACTCATTCCACGCCGGTAAAGAATACGATCTGATTCGGTCTTGATAAGATACCATGGTGCAGGTGATACGACTTCATTGGTTGACGGTACAAAGCCTCCTAGCGAAGCATACTTGACACGAATAGCTGCATCATATGCTTCCACTTGTTCAAAGAAGTTCCACGCCTTTGCCGAATCGCGTGAACGCGCAGCAGACCCACGTGGGAAACTGGACGCGGGATATGCCCGTACTGGCCATGATGTACCTGATCCAGTATATATAGCACAAAACGGTAAAGACATATTCCCTTATTTTGGCAAAGGATTAAAGGCGTGTCATACCTGCTTATGTAATGAGTGGCAAAAATCCTGATATCCGCAAGGCGCGATATGCAACCCCAACATGTTCTGACATGGCCGTCGTCATGGTTATGTTCAATGCATGCGATTCTGCCCGTATTGTGCAAAACTGGCTCTTTGTATGGAATCGGTTAGTATCGGCAGGAATTCCCGTATTTGGTGTGGAACTCCTGTATCCATGGCAAAAACCTGCACTGTCTGATGCAGTCAAGACACTAACCGTGCGTTCTGATTCCGTTATGTTTCATAAGGAAAAGCTGGTAGAGCGACTGATGCGCGAAGTACCCGCATCCTATACGAAAATCTGTTATATGGATTGCGATGTGGTATTTCACCGCCCAGACTGGTATGATGCAGTATCGGCTGCCCTTGATAAAATAGCCGTTGTTCAACCCTTTTCCCGTTGCTATTGGCTGGGTCCAGATCTACGTACATCGCTCATTACACGCAACTCTGCTGCTGCTGAAATTGATCAAATTCGTAGTGCACATGCAACTGGCGGATCGGACCGGTTGAGCGGCAATCCAGGGTTCGCCATGGCCATGCAGCGGTCTGTTCAACATTTCCCCTGGGCAATTGTGGGCGGCGGTGATGCCGTATTTTTCCGTGGCGTAAATGGTCTAGTGGGAGAATTTGCTAATCCGCGTATGAGCAAACTCATGGCCGAATCATGGACCACGTGGACAGCCACATCTGGGGTTGGTACGGCGGGTTGTATAGAGGGCGATATTTCTCATCTGTGGCACGGACCTGTATCTGGGCGACAATACTATGATCGCTATGCACAGTTTATCAAAGCAGTCCCTGCATCCGTCTCAGATATTCGTGAACTTCTTGTAGAGAATACGGATGGAGTATGGTCGTGGAAACCAGAGTATAAGTCGGCACTAAACAAGATGATGCTACATTACTTTGCTGGTCGCGACGACGATTCCATGGTAATTGGATAGTAGATAGCTAAGGCGACGGTTGTGGTTTTATAGATTATGGATTGTTCTGGTAACAACAGTGGTAGTTTTGATAAAAACGGTGGATGGTTCTGCTACATGCTCCAATCAATGGATGGTTCGAAAACGTACGTGGGTGCAACTGTTAATCCTAATAGGCGACTGCGTCAGCATAATGGAGAGATTAGTGGTGGCGCACGGGCAACAAAAGGAAGGTCGTGGCGTCGTGCATTTCTGATTGGCGGTTTTGCTTCTGAAAGACCTGCACTACGGTTCGAATGGCGCTGGAAGTGGCTAACCCGTCAGGCACCTGGTGATACCTGGTTGGAACGGCGTACTCATGCATTGTCGCTCATGTTGGCCGAACATCCTGATGCGGTAGTACTTGAGGGCGGCGACTGCTAAAATATGACGGGGCCTGTTGTTGGTCATAGGGGCAAGTACGATGATCCGTGAAGTATCTGCCCAACATTTGAATTTGCAGACAAAAGCAGAGGTTGCAGTGCGCGATGGTACTCCAATCCTGCGGACACGGCATTCAATGCAACGGTCTTCCTGCTGGAAATTGTTGGATAAGAATGACATGATTGATACCGTGATTCAGGGGTGGCGTTGTCCACCTATATACATAATTCACTATCCTGAACTGACAGAACATGCACTAGAAGGCGAAGATCACGTCTTTGATGGCGCCCATAAGCTTGAAGCAGTCTTTGAGTTTATGGACGACAAGTTCTCAATCACAAAGTCGTTATCATCTTGCAAGGATATATGCGATAATGATGGGAAAAAATTCAGTGAACTCCCACAACTGCTTCGGAAACGAATCCGCGATTACATGTTTACAATCAACATGATCGATGATGAAACCGCTCATAACCCCGACCGGCTGCGCACGCTGTGGGAACGTCTCAACAAGGCCGGTAAGAAACTTAATAGTTATGAACTGGAAATTCCCGTAATTCGGCCCCTGATTGAACGGGTTCTAAAGCCGGCAGTTGAACAGTTTGCCGGTTCCATCCTCTTTCCGCCCAAAAAGAGTGGAGAAGCTCCTGTGTCTCAACGTGGGGAACTTGAACAACGCATGCAAGTAATTCTGGCACTATGCGATTCTGCTGAACATCGTCCTGAGTCACAATCGGCGCTCATATCCCGTTGGCATACAGGGAGTCTGGGGCGGAATATGGCCGAACGTAATTTGAATGTAGACGCGAATGCCTGCAGGTGGTCAGATGTGTTGGGAAGGGCCCGCGCTATGTTGAGAGATATGGAGGAGTTCGGTGTATTCCATAAGGACGGTGAGGAAGTCATTACAGATGGCCTGCGTAAAACGGAATTGCCGTTTGTTCTAGGAAGGCTGACAAGGGCGTTCCCCCGCATTGATTTGTTCCGTCATCAAAAAGAGAAGATTTTAACGTTTCTCCGTGATACGGTATTCTGTAAGACTGCGGATGAGATGCTGCGTCTTCTTGGAGGGTCCTGTCGTGATGGGCGATATCAAAAGAAGCTGGTGGAGTACATTGACAGTGAAGTTATTGGTATCGTGGTCGCGCAGCCACGTCTCTTCACTGCAAAACAGAAAGGGGTCAAGTTGAGGGGACAGGGTGGGCTTTGCCCTCTCTGCAGTAAAAAAATCGAAAAGCATCATGTAGCAGAGGGCGACCATATTGTAGCGTGGTCAGAAGGTGGCGATACTACGATGGAGAATTTACAGATTGTCCATCGGTTGTGTCATCAGGCGAAGACTGCGGGTTCTAGTTCTAATGCTGCGTAGGGGTCCATGAGGCAAAGGCCGTGGGTTTGGAGTATTTCGTATGAGAGGCACAGAGAACATGAGGTTGTCTGGGATCAGTTGTGATTGCGGCCTTTTTGCACTGGGTACCTGTCGTTTTTTGAATCGCTTGGCAGCGATAGGCATAAGAGGCACCGCGACGGATCTTGTTGGCATTCCATGCTGCAATTGATGCGTCAAAGTCAGCGGGGGTCATCGTGATTGGATTCATCGTGGTTGTGGGTGGGATGTCATTTTTACTTGTGTTCAACAATTGAAGTAACATGTGAAATAAACTCATCGTATGCTAAATCACATTTCATAAGGTTACAGGGAGAACAACAAGATCGCGTATTCTCTGTCGTATATCCTTTTGAGGAGTCCAGCCTGTCTAATCCTACATGTGTGCGTTTATAACCACAAATGTAGCATGGTTTATCTTGTAGTCTTTCGTATTCGTATGGTGTTAGTGTAAATTCCAGTTTACGTTTATCAGCACAGGATCTTTTATAATTATTATATGTTTTTTTAACGCGTTTAAAACATGATGCCCAGGTAACCCCATGACTTTCAGATGAAGTGTGCATATGAATTGACTTGCAGTGATCATAAAAGAATTCTTTATCGTAGTCGCTTTTCATACGGTTGCAGGGCCAGCAACAGGGCACCACATTTTTAAGCACATATCCCTCATCGCTATCAACACGATCAATACCAATAACCTCATCTTCTTTATATTTTCCACAATAATGACAAGGGCTTGAAATAAGTTTGGTAAACTCTTCTTTTGTCAATTCAAATTCTAATTTTTTCTTAGTAGCCGAAGTTTTGTATTCTTTTAGAGCACGTGCTATATTTTTCTTTTTCTCTGCCGCATAGTTTCTGACACGCGCTGATCGTTTATCATCATTTTTCTTTTGATTTGCAGAGCAATGGTGGCAGGACTGACTTTGTTTGTTATAACGTGTCAGAAATTTTTCAAATGATTTTCCGCAATAACAACATAGTGTTGTAGGGCTATTCACTTCAGAAGTATTGACTGATTTTAGAGTGTTATACCTTAAATTATCTGCCTCTTTCATTTTTTCTAAACAAGAAAGGCACGATGCATATCCAGGGTTGCAAATGCTGAAGCAGCCACGATTAATATCGCAGTAGCGAATACCCTCTGCCTTTTCTTTATCACGGTATACGTCACGTGCATGTTTACCACAGTAGCCGGTTTCTTTTACATTGTTTTTGCAACCCATATGTCCACATGTTGCAGCGGGTTTAGGGCGACAGTCAGCACACGCGGTTGCTTGTTTTTCTACACAGTTATTACATCCACGAAAGAACTGACGACATGGGTGCTTACCAGCAGTCACAAGTGCGTCAAATTCCTTGTTGCGTTTGTGGCGGCCGCAATAACCATCATCCTGCGGTGGAAACTTACAGGGTTCTCCTCTACGGATCCCTTCCTGAATGATAGCCTTGCAGGACATTTATACGGAAAATTTTAATTGTAGAGTCTAGGTGTCAACTTTGGGGTTTCTTGTTTCAGAGATATGAATTTCTAAAACAAGAAAATGTATGATGTATTTATATCACAAAATGTTTAGTTAGAGTAAGCCAAGCCTCCCATGCCGCTCATAATGCGGAGCACATTATAGTTGGTAGCATAGATACGCACATTGGCACTCTTACCAGAAGGTATGGCGGCCTTGGTCAGGGTCAGGTGCAGAGTGGCGGTATCGATACGACTGAAGTTACAAGAACCACTGGGCTGGAGGTCCTCAGGCTTCAGGGCGAAACTGTAGACGTTGATACCAGTGGCAGGGGAGGCAGAGTGGTGCTGGAAGGGCTGCACGCGGTTGAAGTACTTGCCCTCACGCTCACTGAACCGATCGTGGCCGTTCAGCTGTACCTTGGCTACGGCTACAGGGTTCTCCAGCTTGGAATCAGCATAGCAGTAAGGCTTCTGGGTACCATCGCAAGAGGTAAAAGAAGGGTTCTGCACAACCCAGATGAGCTCCTTCACAGGGTGGTTGAAGGACATGGTGATCTTGTTGCTGGTAGACGTTACCGACTCCTCACCAGTGAACTGCAGCTGCTCAATGAGGTACTCGTGGGCAACCTGGGCGAAACGGCGACGCTCCTCAGTATCCAGGAAGATGTAGTCTACATAGAGAGAGGCAGCGACTAATCCACGCTGGTTGATAGAGTTAATCAGAGCATTGGGGGTAGAACCCGCAACGTTACACAGGTAGCGGAGGTCGTTGAACTCAATGTTAACCTTGACTTCGTGATACTGGAGGGCAATCAGAGGCAGGGCCAGGCCAGTGTGGCGATTGAACCAGAACTCGAAGGGAATGTACAGAGTTGTCTCAGGGATGCATTCGGCTACGTCATTAGTATTAGGGATGACCGTACCGCAGCACAGGTAATCAGAACCAAATGCGGCCAGCTCAGCCATGGCGGCATTGCGGTCGCAGATGGTATTGGCAGAAGCATCAGTGTCGCACGTTGAGCAAGAACCAGTAGTATCCTCCATCTTCAGACCACCATAACCGTTCACCATGTCCAGGTAGTTGTAGCCCTTGCCGGCAGGCAGGGTCAGCTCATTCCAGATGTGGAGCCAATCACCATAGTGCTTATCAATGCGCTGGCCACCGATCTCAATCTCTACATTCTTGATTAAGAACTGACCAACGTAAGGGATCCAGGTGAAACTAGGTTCAGTTCCGGCCAGAGTCAGATCAGTTCCCTGTACACCAGGCAGAGTGGCCTGCAGGTACATCTTGGTGATCAGATCACCATTACGGGCGATCGTGCAGGTCACACGCTTACCGAAGTTGGCGACACCGTTGAAGGTCTGCTCAATGGACTCCATAGCGAAGTTGGAATGACGACGGTAGAGCTGCTTGAAAAAGGTAACCTGAGGGTTAGCAGTCAGATAGACGTCCTGGGCGCCGTAGGCAACAAGTTGCATTAAACCACCGGTCATTGCTTATACTCCTGTTTACGAAAATTATTTGGCGCCGGGAGAATTTTCTGGGAATGCTGCCACCTAAACCGACCATGTAGACATTTTCGGTTTAGAAATTATTTGCTTATGTTTTATGATGTAGATATATCGGACTCGTTTAGTTAGAATATGCAAGTCCGGCCATTCCACTCATGATGCGGAGGACATTGTAATTCGTTGCATAGACACGGGCCTTGGCTGTGCGCCCATAGCCAATTGTATTAGGAGATAGCGTCAACATGAGCTGTGCAAGATCAATACGGGACATATTACATGTGCCGCTGGGCTGGTGGTCTTCGGGGTTCAGGGCAAAACTGTACACGTTGATACCCACGGCCGGGATATTCGTGTGATGCTGGAAGGGCTGAACCAGGTTGAAGTACTTGCCTTCACGCTCAGATGCACGATCATGACCATTTAGCTGGAGCTTGGCTACCACACAGGGGTTCTTACCAGCCAGACCTTCCACAGTGGTAATGGCATATCCAGACTCCATGGCAGCACGATCCCAATAGTCCGAATAGTTGAAGGGCTGAGCACCCTTCCAGGGATTAACAATCGTGGCATCGCAACTCACAAAGGAATCACGCTGCACAACCCAGATAAGTTCCTTTACCGGGTGATTGAAAGAGAGCTTTACACGATTGGCGCTGGATGTAGTGGATTCCTCACCCGTGAACTGGAGCTGCTCAATGAGATATTCGTGCGCTGTCTGGGCAAAGCGACGACGCTCCTCCGTATCTAGGAAGATATAGTCAACATAGAGAGAAGAACTTACAATACCAGTGTTATTTACATGATCACGAATTGCCAACTCATTGGTCCAGCAGAGATACTTAATCTCATTGAACTCCACGTGGACACGCACATCGTGGTACTGGAGTGCGATCAGTGGCAGAGCCAGGCCTGCATGGCGATTAAACCAGAACTGCAGAGGAATGTACATGGTATATTCAGG